AAAATAAATAAGTATTATCCTGTTACAAAACTATGGAAAACATCGACAAGCACATTCAGAAAGATGAGGAACTTCTGAGTGATCCGACTATTTCACCACAGTCGCGCCGACATACAGAAGAAGAATTGGAAGCACTGAAAGCATATAAAGAAAACCATCCTGGCGAGTCACACGACCCTACTCCACTTGAGTTGTATTGTGACACACATCCTGATGCTTCTGAGTGTAGAGTTTATGATGACTGATCCAGTTTAAGAACTGGCACACTGGGGCGGCAACGCCCCTTTTTTATGCCCTATAATAACTAGGTAATCGAGAGACACCCATGGGCACTCGTTCCCGCATCGGAATCCAACTCAAGAACAACAGCATCGTTTCTGTTTACTGTCATTGGGATGGATATCCCGAATTCAATGGTCGCATTCTGCGTGATCATTATGACACCGTAGAAAAGGTGCGTGATTTGATTGATGGAGGTAACATCTCCGCACTTCATACCAATGCTGGTTGGAGCAATGAAACCTTGCCAGAAGTTGGTCCCCTGTATTACACTTCACGAGGAGAATCTATCGAAGACAATGCTCCTCGTTATGATGATGATATTTTTGATTTCTTGAAAAAGGAAAACAATGAAGAGTATGCTTATATCTTTAGTGTTAATAATAAATGGGTTTGCACGAAGATGAATCAGTGGGAAGATGATAAGCAACCTGAAAAGGTTGAGATCCCTGCTGGTCCGGTTGCATAAGTGTCACAGGGCATCCTGAAACCCATCCAGGATGCCCTACAATGTATCCATACACAAGGGAACCACCCATGACTACCACCTTCGCTGACTACGCTGCCCAGCAGGACGCCCGTAACACTATCGAACTGAATGTTCGCAAGTGGTCTCTGATGCTCTGTGATTCTCTGATGGATAACTTCAAGCAGCGCAATCATGGTTCTATTGCTGGTCGCCCTGCTCCCGAGTATAAGTTCTATATTGAGAGTGGTCGTAAGTATCACAAGATTATCATGGATGCTAACGGTTCCCGTAGTGTTCATGCCTTCGTTGATCGTAAGTCTGGCGAAGTGTATAAGTCTGCTTCCTGGAAGTCTCCTGCCAAAGGTGTTCGTTATGACCTGCGATTGATCGAGCAGCGTGAGTGGTTGCTGGAAAATGCTGATTGGGCAGGTTCTTACTTGTATGCCCGATGATATACGTTACTATCATCCTTGCTAGTGTTGTTTGGGCAGCACTAGCACTCTTTTCCCCCTGGTTTAATCATCTCAACAAGGAAAATGACCATGAATGACAATCTCACTCCAGAACAAGTAATCGAATCTCTCAATCGGATGAAAATGACTCCTGAAGAGAGAGTAATTGCTGATGCCCAGGAAGCAGGTAAAAAACTTGGTGAAATCATCGCCAACATTCTCATTCTCTTTATTGCCCCAACTATTATTTGGTTAGCACTTACCTATCTTGTTGGTTTTCAAGTTGCCTGGATAAAAGTGTTTGGATGCTACTTCATCTTTAACTTCATCAAGAATATTATTGTTCGTGGTTTCAAAAAATGAGCGTTTCTAAAGAACAATTGATTGACGCACTCTACAATGAGTATGTGTTTCTCTGCCATGATGATTTTGACCCCGATGAAGATGCAACTCCCGAAGAATACCTGGAGATGCTGAAAGAAATGTCTTATGATGAGTTGGTAGAAGAAACTGGTACTGATGAGATATTCAGTATGGATGAGTTTATGAGTGCCTGGGCATGAAAGTAACCGAACACAATGTAGATGCCGACCTGACTGTAAAAGAAGTTGAAGCACTGATGGAACTTGTAAAGGAACAAATTACCAATGACATCGAAAAACCGATTCAGATGTTCTATGCCAAGATTTATGGTAAACTGATGGGAATGAAACATGACTGCAACGCATAAACTCATTTTCATTTCAAGTTTTGTCTGGTTTCTTCACTGGGGCACATGTCTATTCTCTACATTAGTGGATACGGTTATCCTAAAATCACCTGTGAGGATGTTACCTCTTGGTTTTTGAATCAGTTCTTCCCACGCCATAAGATCGCGGTTGAAGTTGTTCACCGTGGTCTCAAACGTGAAAATGTTCAAGGTTATTGTGATGTGGTCGGTGAGTCTTATCGCCCACGGCACTTCCTGATCGAATTGGATACTCACATGGATCGGGATACTTACATCAGAACTCTTTTGCATGAACTGACACACATGGCACAGTGGATACGTGGTTCCCTGCGGCACCGATACGGAAAATTGTGTTATTGTAAAACACCAGTGGAGAATTGGGAGTATTGGTATCAACCACATGAAATTGAGGCACGGGAGGAAGAAGAAAGGTTATTCGTGATGTATCTGACAGACAAGATGAATATGCCAGTTGAGCAAGTGGCACAGCAGGCATTCCCAAACCGTCTGTGCGCTCTATAATAAGTTCATCAAACAAAGCAACCCATGCGACTCCTCACTTCTGCCACCCAGATCGACTTCTTCCCTGTTGGCACTGGCAAGCGTTACGTCAAGCGTGTGATCTGGCACCCCACTGAAGAACTCTCTCAGCAGATGACTTCCTTCAGCACTCGCACTAAATCTGACATGGTGTATGATGTGAACAACTACATTGCCAACGGTGCTACTGTTTCTGACTTCAACCTTGAAGAATACAAAGGTAATGACTACTCTCCCGTCTACTGCTGATAATAAAGAGTTTGTCGATTTTCTCTTCGACAAACTCTTCAAACATGTTGACACAGACATGTTAGATTTGCAAGATGATGACTCTTGCTGCGACCACATCCAACTCTCACTCCTGGAAGTATGATCACCGACGACACTCAAACTGCACAACTTCGCCGTCAAATCCTCAGAAGCATTGAAGCATATGATATTGAGTTGTTGAAGCGTATTGCTTACGAATGTCGTTGTGAAGAGTATTCTGGTTCGGATTACTCTCCTCTGATGTGCTGATAGATAATATGACCTATTGGAGGCAAAATGACCAAGACTGATATTGACATTAACCTGAATGTCAATGAAATAAGTATTCTTCTCAATGCAATCGAAATGATTGAATTTGGTGAAGAAGTGCAAATCAACAGAGAATGTGGTAGTATGTCATCATTGTATGATCGACTCTACCAAGAATACAAAAAACTTGATCATTCAAATGTCAAACTGACCTATGAACCTTTCATTGAACCATCTTTCTGAAATGACAATCACTCCGGCAACGAATCCCGAACTCTGGTATGTGTGGTATAATGTTATTCGGGAAGATGCTCCTGAAATTCTAGACCAATTTGTTGAGAATACTGCCGCAAAGATGGAAATCACTGTTGATTATTTGATGGATGAATTTCTGTGAATGACAAGACAAAACTAATTCTCGCCCTAAATCAGGTTGAGAACATTCTCAAATTGATTGAAGGCAATGAATACGAACGATTCATGACCTCCAAACTTATTTCGATCTATTATGAACTCCAAAGACAAATTTCTCTACCTGGTTGACTATTGGGTGCCATTCCCCTCTTCTGAGTATGGTGGATTGGTCTCATTGATTGCCGGTAGTGATGCCGAAGCATTCGACATTCTAACTGATGAAAATCAATTAGACTATGACAATACTCACATAGATAAACTGATGCCAAATATTATTAATGCCACTAAACTTCGGTTGGCAGATGAATATGAGTCTGGTATCTTAGATGTATTTGTAACATAACAATCATGGAACCTAAGTATCGATTAGAATATGACACAACGTCGGAACCAGAAGTGTTCAAAACGGGAATGACCAAGCAAGAGTGTAAAGATTACATCAATTCACTCATTGCCGAAGGTTACAATCCAAATTGTTTCAAAGTGATTCGTGAATCTTAAATATGGGATATATACCAAAACTCAATGATTATGTCAAGTGGAAGGATTCTCTGGGTAGAACCACCGAGGGTTGGGTTTATTTCGTTGATTCATCTTACATTACCATTGAGATTGGTGTGAAGTCTAAGGATGAAGAGAACATCAAACATTGCCCAATTCATAAAAAGACTCATTGCTGCGTATTGTGTTTTCCTGAGAATTGGCAAGAACTTGAATACATCAAGAGTCGTGGGAATGATGTAAATGAATATAAGTCACAGAGATATAGAGACATTGATTTATACGGATGAGAAACCATTATAGCAAGTTATTGTTCCCGATTCATTTGTATCATATAAACATTCGGGAAAACTCTGTAATTCAGAGAGAGATTTTATCTTCCATTCAGAAATGTTATGAAGAGACGAATCTTCCAATACCTGATGGTTGGTTGACTGATAAGTTGACGACATCATTTGATCAGGATGAATTAAATCATAAAGTTTTTGAGTCTGAGAAAATACATGAGATCTATGCAAAGTATGTAAGATCCGTATTTGACCGAGAGGTCAATTTTTCATTAGAAGACATATGGTTTAATTACTACATAGATGGAGAATATCAAGAGGAGCATCATCATATTTCTCCGTCACCATTTATTCCTCCAGTGCATTATTCTTGTATTCATTATTTGAAATTTGATGAGACGGTGCATGTTTCGACGACATTTCATGATCCGTTAGCGGCACTGAGAGCACATTCATTTGAGATGGATTCTAATTACTATAGTGATCGATGGAATCCTAGCATCAAAGAGGGTGATTTATTGATATTTCCGTCTTATCTGGTGCATCACGTCGATAAATCAGAACCGACACCAGACAATCCACGTATTACTGTAGCATTTAATCTGAGGTTATTATCTTATGGAAATGAATGGAATGATCAAGTATGATGATAACTTTCTAAGTGCCGAAGAGCACCTGAAAGTTATAGAACATTGTCTTTCTTGCCTTTATGTTTATGGTGAGAGGGATGATTATGGTTTACCACCGACTGGTATGATCAGTCAGGTGCAGGCAAGAGATGAAATTTTTGATATGTTCAAGACTAAACTTAAAGAGAAGTGTTCTCTTTTAAAGGAAATGTCGTTTTATCGAATGTATGTCAATTGTTTTGCACCAAATGAGAATCCTTATTTTCATGTCGATGGAAAGGGATTGACATTTTTATATTATGCAAGTGATGTGAATTGGGATGTGCAAGATGGTGGAGAGACGCAGTTTCATTTAGATGGTAACATTTATGGAGTTTCACCCATTCCGAATCGATTAGTGATGTTTGATGGAATGATTCTACATCGTGCCACGACATTTCGGGATCGTCATCGCTTTACGATTGCAATTAAGTATGGATATGGAGAAGTGCCAGTCGAATCATAAATAACAAAAAAAGTCATATTTTCATGGCAACGAACATTACTAAGACATCTCATTTTACTGCAGGAGCAGGTAATCCCATATCATTCTCACAAATTCGTACAGAGTTTGGTGGTGGTTCGACAAATATCAAGGCGAGCAAATATCTAAAGAATGATGATGCTAATGTTGACTGGAATGATGATAATACAATTACGACTCTTGTTCCTGATGCAGTAGAGAATGCAAGTGTTTCAACAGGTAATAACTGGAGTGTAGACTCATTAAGAGATACGATCAGTGCCTATTTGGTGACACAAAGTGGTGATGACAATCAATTAAGTTATTCTGATACTAATACTAGTGTATGGAACAATAATCTTTCAAGGAACGTAAAGAAAGTTTTTGATATCACCGGAAATGTTTATTCCGATAATGCTAATACTGCGGCATTACAATTCAGTGGTAATTTATATAATTTAGAGATTGAGATCGACCAGAACGGTGCAATTTATGGTCAGGGTGGTGAAGTTAATCAGAATGGTGGTGATGCATTATATGTGAACAATACTTATACGAACCGTGCCGTAGAAGTTCGATCATATGGTAAGATTTGGTCAGGTGGTGGTGGTGGATCTTCTGGAAATAGGGGAAACAGTGGATCTAGTTTAGCGTGCTATAATGTAGAAACCTATACAACCAATGGTAGTTGTGTCGATACTGATAATTTAACTGATGTTTATCGTTATGCAATGAATCCAAATGGTCAAAGAACTCGTTGTCGTGGTGGTGGATGGAGAAGTGGTCAAGGATGGAATTCAACTAATATGACTGGATATCATTGTGGTAATGGTAATACATCATATTGTGCAGGAAGATCTAATTTTAATACCGGCGCCGCCGAAGGTGGCAATGCTGGTGGAGGAGGAAAAGGAAGAGGATGGTCAAATCGAAATATTGCCTTAACCGTGGCACCACACAAGGCAAATAAAGGTAATGCTGGTATCACGACTAGCTGTGCAGTAAATAGCAACAATTCCACTGGTAATCCTGGCAATCCCGGAAATCCAGGTGGAGATTTTGGTCAACCATCGGCAAAATCTGCCGGAAAAGCAGTTTTCAAAAGAAATACTAGAATCAGTTATTATACCGATAATACTCTCAGAGGACCAATTAGCAATATATAAAAAAGCGTGGTATAATTTAAGATGTTACGTAATTTAGTTTTTAAGTTTTTGGATGAATTCTTTCTTGCCGAAATAGAGGAAGGATCATTTAGTGCATCATCACAGTGTCAGAAACAACGATGGGAAATGTGCCAATCTTGTGAACACTTTGATGAGGTTGAAGAAGGATGTCGTTATTGTAGATGTTATTTGCCACACAAGATCAAAGATCCCTGGGGTGATTGCCCATTAGAGAAGTGGATCTCAAATGATGAAGAATGGAATCATACACACTATGAAAGACTTAAGGCAACAATTATCCAAAAGTATCCCGATTATGAACACATCATACGAAAATACGAAACTGAAGGGTGAATATTCACAATTCATTGGATCTTATTCTGGTATCTATTCTGATGAGTTCTGTGATGATATTATTCGAACATTTGATTATTATCAGTCGATTAATGATGTCTATTGTGAAGATACTCAGTTTCCAAACTCAAATGCAGGAAGATTCGATTGGGCATTTGATTTACACTCAATGGGACCATCATTATCATATGATCCATTAAAGACGTTATATGATCCATTGAACGAGTGCCTAGAAGAGTATCAAAGGGTATTTGGAACATTGACTGATGTGCCAATGTATTCTATTGTTCAAAAGGTGCAAAAAACTCCTCCTGGTGGAGGTTATCATGTCTGGCATGATGAAAACTCAAACCTAGAACATTGTCGTAGACTGATTGTATGGATGGTCTATTTGAATGATGATTTCCAAGGAGGAGAAACTGAGTTCTTGTATTATAAACGTAGAGAACAACCAGAGAAGGGTAAGTTATTGTTATGGCCAGCAGGTTATACTCATACGCATCGAGGAGGAATGGTATTGGAAGGGAATAAGTATGTTATCACTGGATGGTATTATCTTGGAGGTTATTGATGTCTGATTCAGAAAAGGAACTTCCTTCAATTAAGGAACAAGCAAAGAACTTATCGAAGTTTACATTTGAAGTCGTAAAGAGTGCTATTGATATTAGTTCTGATAAACCATTGTTGTTGACTGAGGAAGAACAAAAGAAGAGATTGGATACTTGTAAAAAGTGTGAATACTTTCTTCCTAGGAGTAGTCGTTGTAGTCAGTGTGGATGTTATATGAAGTATAAGGTTAGGTTTAGTGGTAGTGAATGCCCTATGGATAAATGGTAGCGTATTAAATGTAACTCCACTTGTGATCAAATGCCCATTTCCAGTATTCACCATTCTCTCTATTTTTGATATTCTGATGGATATTTGATGAACCACTGTAATCACCTTCACCTTTGAAATAAAATGATGCCTCACTAATGCTATTGAAGGTAATTGTTTCACCAGTATGAATGTTAATACCTTTTACAGGTTTCTTTCTTTTGGCAGCACTGATTGCAGATGCTTTCTTATAATGTTCCGTGGTATTTCTTTTGGTGGCAAAGGTAATCTTATCGAAAGGAATGATCTTACCTTTTTTATGGAATAGATACCAACCCTTACACTGTAGTTTATTTTTACGGGGACTTTTTAATGAGTGATACACACTATTGTTATTCTTTCTATTTCCTGTTATGAATTCTGCACAGTCTGCCTGACTATTCCACTCTTTATACTCACCATCTTTAGTATATCCATAAACACCAAGTCTTAGTCTAATTTGTTTATCTTTCCATTCTTTTAATTTCTCACCTTTCCAAGTCCATCTATAATTATATGATTGAAATACCTTACCTTGACAACACACTTTAATACAATTTCTTTCACCCTTAGAAGGATTATGCCCTAATGTTTCTAATGCTGCTACACCAACAGTATCATAGTCACAGATATAAACACCCTCTAAGGTATAACAACTGACGGCACGACTGGCAGGATGTTTAGACCAATACTTTGATGGTTTAGATATACCTTCTCCACCATAGGTGCAGTTGTATCCTTCACCATCACAAGTATTATATTTTGCGATGTAATGCTTCTCTCTTTCATTTACATTATCATCAGAACATTCTTCTAATATTCTAAACTTAAAGTTATCACTACCATACTTATTAATTGCTCTAATAATAGGCATAGTATGAATAGAACTATGTGCTACTGTATTCTCTTTTAATCTGGCATTTCTGATGTGTTCTTTCCATCTATCATATGGATTGAGTTTACTTGTTTTACCGATATATTGCTTACCATTCACCTTATTTGTAATGCTGTAAATGTATGCCATTCTTAAATTAAAATATATTTGTTTATTTTGTATATATATTGATTTAAAACTATTATACTGTTTTTTTTAATGATTCTCAATTGCAATAATTATTGAGAATAGATATTATAAACTTCTGAGATCTTGTGTTTATATTTCTTATAAACCTTTTATATACCTCTTATAAACCCCTCTGGGTCTTGTGAGTTTGGCCTGCACTCTATCACACCCGCGCACAAAAGTCAAGCACCCGGCGAAAATGTTCACAGACCCACACAATTTTAACATAAGAATGCTATATATTATTATGAGATTTTATGAATCTCGTCGAGACTCACAATTATTCTTATAGTTGACATCTCGTCGAGATATCTGTAAAATAGAAGACCACCAAATCTCGACGAGAATCATGTACGACGACTACGAGATCGAATCATTTAGCAACGAGTTTTATGCATATGAACTCGACGAGATGGTAGAGTATCATATGCAATCATATGACATACAAGATTCATATGAGTGTGACGATGATTATGAGCGAGATTCATGTGATTATGATGAGCTTGCATACAAGCATTATGCATGGTAGAATAAGCACACATCACACGAGACTCTCATGTACGCACAGAAACGTATTGTAAGTGTCACATTAGACATTGAGTGTTATGATGATTTGGATCTGGAAGATCTGGATTGGAAAGACCTCCTGCAACTAGAGGGGGATGAAAGGATCAATGTTACCATAAAAGAAATGGCAGATGTCTATTGATTCTCAATAAGACCATCCTTATTGAGAATGATGTGCCACTTTGAGAACTGTCTACTGGGTATTGACACCACTGCTCTTCCGTCTTATATTTGGCACAAGTTCAAACCACACCCATGAACGACTTCGACACCATTGACACTGATCTCTGGCATGAGATCATGGATATGCCTGGTGAGATCTTTGACATTCCCGAAATGCAGGATCATGTGCTAGACTTCAACCAAGCACTCAACTCCAACGAGGATTTCTGAGATGAACGAATCTGAACTCTTCACTCTCAAAGAGAACTATGCCAAC